ACGGGTGGACTCAGCAACCCAAGGAACGCCCGGACAACACGACCGGGCACCGGAATCTTCATCTACTGGCGGAGGGATCAAGCATGAACACACAACCCGAAGCCCTGCGGCTGGCTGTTGAACTCGAATCCTATGTCGGACGGCCAGTCTGCAACGAGGCCGCCGCCGAACTGCGCCGCCTGCACGCGCTGAACGCTGATTTGCTGGTGGCGCTGAAGCAAATGGAATCAGCACTGGCACGTTGTTTCGGGCCGCATAAAGCCGAAGAAGGAAACAGGCATCGCGCTCTTGCGACGGCCCGCGCCGCCATCGCCAAAGCAACAGGAGAGCAATGATGTGGCCCTTCCCACCACCCACAGGGCCAGTCCCATGGACTCCAGCCCAAGAACAGGCTTACCAGCGCCAGAAGCTGGCCAACGCACCCGAAGCACCGTTTTAAGGAGAACGACCATGGCAACCGCCAAAAAAACCCCCGCAAAGGCCACCAAACCCGCCAAGAAGGCCGCAAAGCCTGCAGCCAAGGCCAAGGCACCAGCTCCAGTCAAAAAGGTGCTGGTGGCCTCAAAAACCGTGGCCAAGGCCAAAACGGACGAACAGTTCCGCATGCCCATGGAGGTGAAGGACTGGATCGATCAGGCCATGAGCCGCATGAAGAACATGCAAACCAAGATCGACCGATTGGAGACCGAAAACAAGGCGCTCAAATCGTGGCGCAAATGGGCAGAGCAACGCATCCTTGGGAGCAGCCAAGAATGATCTTCACCAACAAACTGACCGATTGGGTGGTGTCACCCACGGACAATGGCTGGCTGTGTGGTCGCATCGACGAGGACGGCAAAGCCACGTTGTACCGCTTCCTCACAAAGGAGTGGGCCGAAGCGTGCAAGCGATCCATGCAGCGCCTCGACCATTTCGAGCAGCAGCGCAAGTGGGGAGCCAGCCTGACCACGGCAACTTGGGACAAGCAATACACATTGACGGCCAACGGGAGCGGCATGGTGACCTTCACCCGGTTCGATCTGGAGAACAAACCGATCCTCGTGATCGACCACAACCGCGACGTGATCAAGCTGGATGTCCCGGCCATCATCTACCTGTGGCTCAAGACCACATGGATTCCCAAAGCATGGAAGCGCCTCATGTGGGGCGAGAAAGGCAAGCAATGAGTGAGCAGTCATTCGTGGGATCGGTTTCAAACCTGTGCCACCTGTGCGGGCACACCTTGTGGCGTAATGCACGCAACTGCCAAAACTGTGGTCAGAGGGTCAACACGCCATCGGCTGACGACACTCAGGCGGGCGGTGACCACTACAAGACCATGGCCGTGCAGCCATGGCACCTGATGGAGGCCATCCTGACCCGCGAGGAGTTCATCGGCTACCTGAAGGGCAACCTGATCAAGTACGGCATGCGCCAAGGCAAGAAGGACAGCCCAGACGCCGACAAATGGCACCACTACAAGCAGAAACTGGACGAGGTACAGAATGGTTGAAATCTACAACGTCAACAAGACGTATCTGGAGGGCTGGTACACGCTGAACGACCTCAAGCGGATCATCCAGACCGCAGAACGGATCGACGCCGTGAACAAGCAACTGGCCAAGGAAGCCGCGCCAGAGTTCAAGACCATGGACGAGACCGCAACCGTACCGGACGAGACATGGACGCAGAACAAGCACTGACGCTGGAGAATCTGGAGCGCATGCTGAGGACGCTGGCTGACGGCCTGTCGGACTCCACGCGCCTCAGGCCAACCAACCTGTGGATTCACCCCAGCCAGCAAAGAGCTGCAGCCAAGATGCTGGGGTGGATCAAGGCACCCGTGCGCAAGGTGTCGGGAATCCGCGCAAGGAAACGCGCGTTGTACTGGCGATGACAACAACTACAACTCAGAGTTACACTTCCACCCATGCGCTGAAACATCGCGTGGAAGGAAAACACATGACAGACAAGGCAGAAAAGCCAACAAAGCAGGCCGCGCCCAAAAAACCAACGGGTAGACCATCCACATTCTCCCAAGAGATAGCAGACACGATCTGTGTGAGGCTAGGACAAGGGGAGAGCCTGAGGACGATCCTCAAGACGGAGGGGATGCCAGCACAGGGGACGGTGTACGTGTGGTTGTTGAAGCACCCCAGCTTCCAAGAGCAATACGTACGTGCGCGGGAAGAGCAGGCTGAGACTCACGCCGACGAAATCGTGGACATTGCCGACGAAACTCCTGAGACTGTGGAAGTCCGGGACAAGGAAGGCAATGTGGTGGACATCAAGCTGGACTCCGCCTACATCGCGTGGCAGAAGCAACGGATCGATGCCCGCAAGTGGAACGCATCCAAGCAGCGCCCCAAGAAGTACGGTGACAAGCTGACCCATTCTGGGGACGATGTGAACCCGGTGGTGATCGAGAACAACATGAACGTCTTCGGGGAGCTGCTGAAGAACCTGAAGATGCAAAGGCAGTCTGAACAATGATTCACTTCATCACAGAAGGGGCAGTTGTCCGCATGGGGCTGAACCTGCACGCAGCACCTTACGGATTCGTGGCCATCTGGGCATGGTATGACGCCTACACACGGGAGGTGTCTCACAGACGCCTGCGGATCAGGCTGCATCAAAGACCATTCGTTTTGTGGTCTGTGCAGCGCGTCAACGTAATCTCTGGCTACCTCCGCAGCCATAATCTGGAGTTGGTGGATCGTGAGACGCTGCATGACCTGCAGTCCACAGAAGCTGCAAACAAGCGCACCAACGAGCGATTGGCCTACCTCAAGACGCAATGAGCCTCGCACTTGAAATCCTGCAGGACGAGGACATCCAGAAGGAGTACGCCGGGCTGACCCCTTACGCTCAGGCGGCATTCAACTGGCAGTTCAAGTGGCTCAATGAGCAGGCACTGAAGCACCAGATCGAGCCCGCTGGCGAGTGGTGGAACATCTGGCTCATGCTGGCTGGCCGTGGAGCTGGCAAGACCCGTGCGGCAGCCGAGACACTGGCTGGATGGGCATGGGAGACGCCCAACACCCGCTGGCTGGTGTCCGCCCCCACATCCGGGGACTTGAAGAGCACCTGCTTTGAGGGTGACTCCGGCCTGCTGAAGGTGATCCCGCCCATTCTGGTGGCCAAGTACAACTCCAGCCTGCACGAGATCACGCTGGTCAATGGCTCCCTGATCAAGGGAATCCCGGCGTCAGAGCCTGAGCGTTTCCGGGGGCCGCAGTTCCATGGTGGCTGGCTGGACGAGCTGGCGGCATGGGAGTACCTGCGCGAGGCGTGGGACATGATCATGTTCGGCATTCGTCTGGGCAACCGCACCAAGCTGATCGCGTCCACCACGCCAAAGCCCAAGGAGGTGGTGCTGGAGCTGATCGACCGTGAGGGCGACGACGTGGTGATCACCCGCGCCAGCACGTACAGCAACATCAAGAACCTCGCCCCGTCCTTCCAGAAGCAGATCCTGCAGTACGAGGGCACCAACCTCGGGCGGCAGGAGATCCACGCCGAGATCATCGACCCCGAGGAGGGTGGCATCGTCAAGCGTGACTGGTTCCGCCTGTGGCCAGCCCACAAGCCCTTCCCCAAGTTCGAGTACATCATTCAGTCCTACGACTGTGGGTACAAAGACGGGGCAGCCAACGATCCGACGGGCTGCATCACGCTGGGCGCGTTCAAGCCACTGGACGGCGGCATGTGCGTGATGGTGATCGACTGCTGGCAGGAGAAGCTGCAGTACCCCGACCTGCGCCCCAAGATCATCGACGAGTACGAGACGGTGTACGGAGAGGGCAAGGAGAAGAAGCGGGTCGACCTGCTGCTGGTGGAGGACAAAGCCGCTGGCATCTCCCTGATCCAAGACTTGCAGCGTGCCCACCTCCCGGTGATCGGCTACAACCCGGGCCGGGCCGACAAGACCCAGCGCCTCTCCATCGTGGCCAACATCATCCGGGCCGGGCGCGTCTGGGTGCCTGAAAGCAGCAACCGCAAGGGATTCGTTCGGGACTGGGCCGAGGGCATGGTCAGCCAGATCTGCTCCTTCCCCGAGACCGTACACGACGAGTTCGTGGACTGCATCAGCCAAGGCCTGCGCTACATGCGTGACGGCGGGTGGATCAGCATCGACGCACCCCCAAGGGACGACATCGACGAGGACGACATCTTCGATGCCGACGAGTACAACCAGCGGGCACGGTCAATGGCCAACCCATACTCTGCATAACTGAAGTGAGACTTCAAAACAGCATGAAAGTGGAGTCAACTCCACCTTTCGCCAAACTTACAGTGGAGTCAACTCCACCCCGCAAAGTGGAGTCAACTCCACCTGACTGGAACCTGACATGAGACAATTTGACCGAGAAGACCTGACAGCCGAGTACAACCGAGGGCTTGCCGAGGGCCGGGCGCAAGGCTTGAAAATGGCCGAGGATGCGTGTCTGGAGCTGGAGCGCAAGAGGTGGGAGCTGGCCTCTAGACTGGGCCGGGCCACTGAGGTGACGCCACTGGACTGCATGAGAGCCGTCAGGAAGCTGTCATGAGTTACGGCTGCCACAACCGACGCGAGTACAAGTCCAAGGTGGTCGTGCAAGACGGCTGGTGGATGGATGGGCCAAGCCGCACGGCCAAGATGGTGTCGACTCCATTCCGCATGAGTGGTGACTGCCAGTACACGAAGACCGACCTTGGCCAAGCCGATGCCAGATGCCATGGCTGCAGGCATAGACTTGACACGGCCCAAAAGGTATGATCGGGGCAATCTTTCCCTGAGGGCACCCATGGCTTCACCCAAACAACCCAGCGCCGCGCAAATGAAGAAAGCGTTGACCCAGTTCCGCAAGGGGACGAAGGTCAAAGAGCGCGTCTACCATGGCACGAGCAATCTGGAAGGGTTGGCGTCATTCGATCCCAAACTGACAGGCAAAGGCGCAGACCAGCTTGGCAGCGGTTTCTACTTCACCACGCACCCCGACGAAGCCAGCGGGTATGCGTCCATGCCCGAGCATCCCAGCTACCCCAAGCCCGGCAGCGGCACATCCCCGGGCGTGGTGGCCGCACATCTGGCCATCCGCAAGCCCATCAAGATCGGCCCCAAGGGTTCCAGCCTGATGGATGCAAGCGTCAACCTGTCGCCGGACGAGGTGCGCCGGATCATGGAGCATGCACCCAACATTCGGCATCCTGAAGAGTCGCCGCTGAATGACCACTTTGACACCAGCCAAGGCGTGACGCCGCGCATGATCAGCGACGTGGCCAAGCTGTATGCAGGCAAGGGCACGCTGCACATGCTGGAGAACGACATGTTCCGAGGCGATCCCACGTCATACCGCCACGCACTGCGCAACGTGCTGGGCTATGACGGTGTCATGAAGGACTTCGGGGACGGGCGCAAGCACTACGTGGCGTGGTTCCCTGAGCAGGTGAAATCAGCCATCGGCAACCGTGGCACCTACGACCCAACCAACCCTGACATCACAATGGCCCAAGGAGGCGCAGTGAACGCATTCGATTACGAGAACCCCGAACACGTCGAGAACGTGGCCAACATCGCAGCCAAGCACCCCGACTTCAGCAAGATCCCCGATGTGGGCAAGCACTTGGCTGGCTCCCTGTCGCAGGGCGGATACAAGTTCATCGAAGACCCCCGCATCCAGAGCGCCATCAAGAAGGCTGGCCACACCGGGTACTTCGTGCGCGAGAAGAGCGGCAAGCAGCAGCACGTCATCCGCAAGGCTGCTGGTGGTGTCGTGCCATCCATCGATCAGATGAAGAACGCACTGGCGGATCAAACCCGCTTCAAGGGCTTGAGCGCCCTGACATCCGTTGGCGCAAACGAAGCCCCCAGCCTTGGCGTGAAGGCCTACATCCCCCCGGTTGGCCGTCCTGACAACAACATGATGCCCGTGGGTGGAGTCGACACCAGCCAAGGCGACCTGCCAGTGGGTGGCATTGACATGAGCAGCCAGCAGCCCGGCAAGCAGATGATGCCCACGCCGCCCGGCCAGCAGCCCGGCATGGATCAGGTGCCGCAGGGTGACCAGACAAACGTCATGGACGGCACTGGCACGCCGCCCGGCCCGAACACCAACCCACCGCCCGGCATGCCCGGTGGCAGCAGCATCCTGCAGTTGACGCCGCAGGGTCAGGCCATGGCCGCGATGAAGCCCCAAGGCCTTAAGCAGGGTGGCACCGCGCACTTTGACAAAGGCGGCATGGCATCGACTGTGGACGAGATGCGTGCAGCCTTGGCCAACAAGTACAACCCTGCAGCCATCAAGGCGTCAGAGGCACTGGGCAAGCACGAAGGCAAGACCCTGAAGGTGACCCAAGCAGACCGCACCAAGGTGGGGGAAGGCTTCCTTGGTGGGCCGGGCTTCTCCTCGCTGCAGCACGTTGACCCACGCTACGAAAACGCAGCATGGGGCGTCAACAGTGCAGCCGCAGCCTCCAAGCTGGCCAACGCTTCAGGCAAGGATGTCCTGTGGTCTGCGTTGCTGGGTTCCCCCAATCAGCACACATCCAACCAGATGGTGTTCGACCTGCTGCTCAAGCAATTCAAGTCGGCCATCAAGTCCGGCAAGATGACGCCAGAACTTCGCGCCAAGATCAACCAGCAGTTGGCCATGGCCGTGGACAACAAGGGTGCCCCACTCTTTGCGCAGAATGCAGACATCTCCAGCAAAAACTTCTTCAAAAACCTGAAGACCTTTGACCAGCGCCGAGTGATGGCTGACTTGATGGGTGGCAACAAGGTCGGCGGCAAGAAGGGTCAGTTGTTCGACTACGACGCAATCGTGCGCAACACCACCGAGCCGGGTCTTGTGGACGCCCCCACGCATGCAGTTGGCCCACGCTTGTTCACCGTCACTGGCGAACGCTCGTTCAAGCCAGACCTGCACCCTGCGTTCCCTCACATCCTGCACGGGGAGGACTTGGGCACGGTTTATCACCCAGTCCCACGGGAGGTGATGCTGCCCGACTTCCATGAGCACATCCGCAAAACCAAGGGCCGTGGCGTCGGCTTCATGGACTTGACCAGAAACACGCCAGCACAGTTCTTGTCGGAGAAGTTCTTGACCAGCCTGCAAAAGCAAGGACACAAAAAAGGTGGCAAGGTTAAACTCCACACCGATCAAGACACCATGGCCCTTGAACTGAGCCGCAAAACGAAAGCCAAGTGATGGAAGACTTCGACCCAACTCTGGAACCCATGATCGCCGAGCAGGATGACGGCAGCGCCATCGTTGACCTGCCTGAGATCGAAACGGAAGAGCAGCCAGACGGCTCGGCCATCGTTACCATCGACGAGGGTGGCCCGGAGGAGAATCCCGACTTCTACGCCAACATGGCCGAGACGTATGACCAGTACGAACTCAGCAAGCTGGCCATGCGCTACATCGACCTGCTGAAGAAGGACAAGGATGCCCGAGAGCTGCGTGACAAGCAGTACGAGGAGGGCATTAAGCGCACTGGCATGGGCAACGATGCCCCGGGCGGTGCCACGTTCATGGGTGCCAGCAAGGTGGTTCACCCTGCCATGGCAGAGGGCTGCGTGGACTTCGCGGCCAAGGCCATCAAAGAGTTGTTCCCCCCAGACGGCCCTGTCCGCACCAAAGTGCTGGGCAAGATGGACGAACTCAAGGCCGAGCGCTCCGAGCGCAAGCGTGATTACCTGAACTGGCAGATCACCGAGCAGATCGAAGAGTTCCGCGACGAGCAAGAGCAACTGCTAACCCAGCTGCCACTTGGCGGCTCACAGTATTTCAAGATCTGGTTCGACGAGCAAAAGAAGCGCCCCTGCGTGGAGTTCCTGCCAATCGACCGAGTGATCCTGCCATTTGCGGCCACCAACTTCTACACCGCCCAGCGTGCTGCTGAAGTCCACGAGATCACCGAGTGGGAATTCAAGCGCCGGGTGTCCAATGGCATGTACCGCGACATCAGCATGGTGTCGTCGAGCGTGGAGCCCGAGCAGACCAAAGCCCAGAAGGCCAACGACAAGATCGAAGGCAAGAAGTGGGAAGACAACGAGGACGGCCTGCGCAAGGTGTACCACACCTATGTCTATCTGGAGCTGGAGGACGACAAGTACAGCAAGGGCGAGATGGCCCCGTACATCCTCATGATCGATGAACTCGACAACGAGGTGGTGGGCCTGTACCGCAACTGGGAAGAGACCGACGAGACCATGTCCAAGCTGGACTGGATCGTGGAGTTCAAGTTCATCCCATGGCGTGGCGCGTATGCCATCGGCCTGCCCCACCTGATCGGTGGCCTGAGTGCAGCCCTGACTGGCTCCCTGCGTGCCTTGCTGGACTCGGCGCACATCAACAACGCTGCCACGATGCTGAAACTCAAGGGCGCGAAGATGTCTGGCCAGTCCCAGCAAGTCGACGTGACCCAGATCGTGGAGATCGAGGGCGCACCCGGCGTGCAGGACATCCGCCAGATCGCCATGCCCATGCCGTTCAATCCGCCCAGCGAGGTGCTTTTCCGCCTCTTGGGCTGGCTGGATCAGGCTGCCAAGGGGGTTGTGTCCACCAGCGAGGAAAAGATCGCTGACGTGAACTCACAGGCTCCTGTGGGCACCACACAGGCTTTGATCGAGCAGGGCGCTGCGGTGTTCTCGTCGATCCACGCACGCCTGCACGAGTCTCAGGCCCGAGTGCTGAAGATCTTGTGCCGCCTGAACCGCTGGCACTTCAACGAGATGCGCAAGTCGGACGTGGTGGCTGATCTGGAAATCACCCGCGATGACTTCCTGAAGAACACGGACGTGATCCCGGTGTCCGACCCGCACATCTTCAGCGAGACACAGCGCATGGCCCAGATGCAGGCTGTGCTGGCGCTGGCCGACAAGCACCCCGACCAGTTCAACATGAACAACGTGCTGGCTCGTTCGCTCAAGCAGATGAAGATCCCCAACATCAACGAATTGATGAAGGACGTGCCAGCACCCGAGCAGCGCACCTCGGCAGACGAGAACGCCGCCATGCTCATTGGCCAGCCAGCCTATGCGTACATGCAGCAGGATCACATCGCGCACATTCAGGATCACCTGCAGTTTGGCATGAACCCATTCTTGGGCCAGTCGCCATTCGCAGACCCGTCGTACCTGAACAACTTGATCGAGCACATCAAGCAGCACATGACGCTCTGGTACCTGAACCGCAGCAACGGCTATGCGGCCCAGTCCCGTGGCGGCAAGCCCATCGACAACTACGACGATCCGTTGCTCACTGGCACCATCGACCAGCTGTACACGGCTGTGGGTGCACACGTTGCCTTGGACACCCAAGAGGTGTTCCAGCAGTTCGCCCCGGCGTTCCAGCAGCTCATTCAGATGGCCCAGAAGCGCCAGCAGGCACAGAAGCAGGCACTGCCACCGGACGCTCAGGTTGTTCACGACACCAGCATGGCCGAGACCCAGCGCAAGGCGCAGGACGACCAAGCCCGTCTGCAACTGGACGACCGCAAGCTGCAGGCGGACATGGCCAAGCACTTGGACGACAACAAGACCAAGATCGCCATCGAGAACGCCAAGTTGACGCACCAGACAATTACGGACATCGCAACCGCAGAAGTCCCCCCTGCATCCGCTACCATTGGAGCAGGACAAGAGGCAATGCCGCAAGGCATGCCACAACCTCAGGCAGCGCCACAAGGCATGCCACAACCCGAAGGAGTGCCAAATGGCAACGTCTGACAAAGAGCAACAGAGCATCAATGTGCCCCAACACAAGCGTTTGGCACAAGGTGCTCCAATCAACGGCCAGAGCATGGGTGGCGGTAACGCCAAGCCCCAAGGTGGTCTGGCTCAAGCCAAGAAAAAATGATCGCTTCGGTCATTCATATGATCAAGCTGCGACAGGCAGAGATTGCGCAGTCCCTTATGCTGGGAAACGCATTCAACTGGGAGTCGTACCAGCGCATGGTCGGCGAGGCTCAAGGACTGCAATACGTCCTTGACTCCATCGACAAGCTGCTGAATGAAGAGAAGAACAAAGAATAAGTCCCACTCCGGGACTGAGGCCGCGCTGAAAAGCGCTTTAACGATGCACCTGCAATATGGTGTTTTAGGAGAGTGAGCATGAGTGAGAAAGAACCGATCCCGACCATTGACGGAACGGCTGGAGTGTCTGATCCAACTGAGTTGGCTTGGGCTTTTCCTGACGTGAATCCGGGTCAGGCTCCATTTGGTGGGCGAGTGATCGTCCAGTTGCGCCGCATCAAGAAGAAAGCGGGCCGCATCATCATCGTTGATGAGACCAAAGAAGCTGAAAAGTGGAACAACATGATTGGCAAGGTGGTTTCGATTGGCCCATTGGCCTTCAAAAACCGCGAGACCATGCAGTCATGGCCAGAAGGCAGCTGGGCGCAAGTCGGCGACTTCGTTCGCGTCCCTCGTTGGGGTGGCGACCGTTGGGAGCGCAAGGCACCAGACACCGAAGACGGGGAAGATCCCGTGCTTTTCATGACCCTGAACGACCATGAACTGATTGCGCGAGTCACTGACGACCCGCTGTCGTTCAAGGCCTACGTCTAATTGGAGGATTTCATGGCAACCGAAGACAAAAACAACGTCGAATTCAGCATTGAAGAGGGCCAAGACGGCTCCGCAGTGGTGGATTTGCCCGAGGGCATGGATTTGCCCGGGGACGACGCTGAAAGCACCCCAAAACCCGCTGAAAAGGTCGAAAAAGCCGACGGTGGCGAGGTGACTGGTGACGAAGAAGACCACCCGGATGACTCGGAAGCTGTCCGTGCAGCCAAACGGGCACGTCGACGCGCCAAAAAAGACCTGATTCGCAAGACCAACGAGGAAAAAGACCTGCGTCTGCAGCAGTTGGCCCGCGAAAACGAGGAATTCAAGCGCCGTCTGGCCAATGTGGAGCGTGAGACCCAGCACAACCAGATCGCACGCATCGACAAGAACATCGAAGACCAGAAAGTCCGCCTCGAATACGCCAAGATGAAGATGGCGGAAGCGGTTCGTGATGGTGACGGTGACGCCATGGTCGAAGCACAGACCATGTTCAACGAGGCTCAGTCTGCCATGGGTGAGTTCACCCGTGCCAAGCAGCAGGCCGAGCGTTCAGTGCGTGAAGCACCCCAGACTCGCCCCGAAGTGCCCATGGTCGACCCGACCGTGCAGCGCAACGCAGCAGACTGGATGAAGCGCAACGGCTGGTACAAGCCGGACACATCAGACCGTGACAGCCAGATCGCCAAGAAAGTTGACGAGCTGCTGGTCACCGAAGGCTGGAATCCTTCCGACCCAGATTATTGGGACGAGTTGGACTCCCGCTTGCAAAAAGCATTGCCTCATCGCTACAATGAGGCATCAGGCAGCGAATCCGCTGTCAGGAAACCGAGGAACGTAGTGGGAAGTTCAGGTCGTGAGGCTTCTGCCGCATTTGGTGGTACCAACCGCACACAGTTCGTGCTTTCACCCGAACGGGTCAAGGCCATGAAAGAAGTGGGCGCGTGGGACAACCCTGCACGCAAGAAAGCAATGATCGACAACTTCATCAAATACGACCGCGAAAACGCTGGTCGCCGCTAATCAATACTTGGAGAACTGACATGACAGAATCCCGCCTCAAAAAATCTCTCAATGCTGGTGGTCGCTATGATCGCGCAAGCGAGGACGCAAGCCGCGCAGCACCTGAGGATAAGTTCATTTCGAATCAGGAACGTCGCAAGATGTGGAGTGAGGAATGGACGCAATCAGCCTTGCCAAAACTGCCCAACATGGATGGGTGGCACCTTTGCTGGCTTTCGACAACCAACAGCTACGACTCCATCGATAAGCGGATTCGCCTCGGGTACGTTCCAGTTAAATCTGAAGAGTTACCGGGCTATGAAGACTATCGCGTGAAGGCGGGTGAGCATGTTGGCTACATCTCCTGCAACGAGATGTTGTTGTTCAAACTCCCAATGGACGTCTACCAAGAGGTCATGCTCTATCAGCACCACGAGAAGCCTCGTGACGAAGCTGACAAGATCCGTGTCCAAATTGAGAGCCTCCAAGGGCAGCGTGACAGCAACGGCAAGTCGCTGGTGAACGTCGAGGGTGAAGGTCTTGGTAATTTTGATCAGTATGCACCCAAACTGCCCGTCTTCTCGGGTTAACCAAAGGAGTTTCACATGAGTTCTACCTCTGCTCCGTTTGGCCTGCGTCCTGCGTTCCATCCTTCTGGTCTGGATCGCGCTCAGGCGTTGGCAAACGGCATCACTTCTGGCTATGCCAGCAACATTCTGAAGGGGCAACCCGTTCAGTACGGCACAACTGCCAACAGCGGTACCCTCGGTACCATCATCGCCGCAGGCACTTCCGGTGCTCTGGCTGGCGCATTTGCTGGCGTTGAGTGGACTGACACCACTGGTCGTCGTCGTGTCTCGAACTACTGGCCTGCCAACACGGCATACACCGCTGGTTCTTGCGTGGCTTATTTCTACAACGATCAAAACATCGTGTACGAAATCCAAGCCGACGGCTCGATGGCTCAAACCACCATCGGCAACGAGTTCAACCTGAACAACCTGACTGCTGGCTCGACCACTACTGGTCTGTCGCAGGCTACCCTGAACTCTGCTTCGGCAGTGGGCAACGGTGTGCAAGGCCAAGTTCGCGTGGTCGACCTCGCACCTTACGTTGACAATGCATGGGGTGACTCGTACACCATCGTGCGTGTCGTGATCGCCAACTCGCAATTCTTTGGCGCTGCCACTGCAATCGCTTAATTAGGAGTACCAGAAAATGGCAGCCCCAATGCGCAGTACGGACTTTCGTTCGATTGTTGAACCCATCCTGAATGAGTGCTTCGACGGAGTCTATGACCAACGTGCCGACGAATGGAGCCGTGTGTTCCGTGAAGAAGACGGCATCCCACGCAACTACCACGAAGAACCCGTCCTGTACGGTTTCGGCGCGGCCCCTCAGTTGCCCGACGGCACCCCAGTGACCTACCAACAAGGTGGCGTCCTGTTCCTGAAGCGCTACGTGTACAAGGTGTATGGCTTGGCCTTCGCCCTGACCAAAGTGCTGGTGGAAGACGGTGACCACATCCGTATCGGCCAAGTGTATGCACGCCATCTGGCTCAATCTCTGGTGGAAACCAAAGAACTGTTGGCAGCCAACGTGTTGAACACCGCCTTCAACAGCAGCTACCCCGGTGGCGATGGCGTGTCCCTGATCAACACCGCTCACCCCATCGTGAACGGTACCTTCAGCAACCAGCTGGCAACCGCCGCTGTGCTGTCCCAGACTTCTCTGGAGCAGATGCTGATTCAGGTTCGCCAAGCTGTCGACAACAACGGCAAGAAGATCCGTCTGGTGCCCCGTCAACTGATCGTGGCCCCCGGCAACATCTTCCAAGCTGAAGTTTTGCTGAAGAGCGTTCTTCGCACTGGCAACGCCAACAACGACATCAACCCCGTCAAGTCCATCGGCTTGCTGGACGAAGGTGCCGCTGTTCTGTCGCGTCTGACCTCGTCCACCGCATGGTGGGTGCAGACTGACGCCCCAGAAGGCTTCAAGCTGCTGATGCGTCGTCGTCTGGAGAAGACCATGGAAGGTGACTTCGAAACCGACTCCATGCGTTACAAGGCCACTGAGCGTTACGACGTGGGCTTCACTGATCCACGTTGCGCTTACGGTACTCCCGGCGTCTAATCAAAAGTGGGGGGTTCGCCCCCCGCTCCATTAAGGAGAAAAGACATGGGAAATCAAGTAACGAACATTGGCGGCGTCCTGTCTGCGGTCACCAACACTGTCGCGTATACCGACAGCTCTGCGGTGACCATCGGCACGATCCCTGCCAACGCTCAGATCATCAACATCAACATTGATGTGACGACTGCTTTCAACGCAGCCTCCACCAACACCGTCACCGTGGGTAAATCGGGTTCTGCAGCTGCTTTTGTGGCTTCGACCTCGGTGGGCACTGCGGGCCGCGCAAACGTCGCCACCACTGGCGTCTACAGCGCTTGGGCCGACGTTGGTGCAGCCGAAGTACCTGTGACTGTCACCTACAGCCAAACTGGCACGGCGGCAAGCGCAGGCGCGATGCGTGTGACTGTGGTGTATCGTTCACCCGCACCATAAGGAGACCGACATGGGTCAATTCAAACCAATGGTGAAGATGATGACGAACGAGCCTTCGGTCATCTTGAAGCTCAAAAAGGGCGGCAAGGTGGCCAACAAGGCCGACGGCGGCTTCATGCCTATGGCTTCCACCCAACCTGCAGGCCTGCCTGCTCGTGGTGGTTCGGCCCCGGCTGCAGCCCCCATGCGTCCATCCTTGGCCATGCGTCGCAAGGCAATGAACCCCAACTTCCTCATGAAGAAGGGTGGCAGTGCCGACTGCGCCAAGGTCGAGAAGGAGCTGAAAGAGCACGAAGCCAAGCCCATGAAGAAAGCCCACAAGGCTTTCAAAGAGGGTGGTCTGGCGTCCTCTGGCATCATCAAGACGATCACCAAGAAGACCACCAAAATGGTCGACGGTGACAAGCATGATTCTGCCAAGGGCACTGGTAGCGTTGTCGAAGGCAAGCCTGCTGGTTACAAGACTGGCGGCGTGGCCAACGGTAAACCTGCTGGCTACAAAAAGGGCGGCACCACTGCGTGGGAAAACCGTCCTGCCAATGACGGCGACAAGTTCGACTCGGCACACGGGACGACTGGCGTTCGCAATGGCAATGCTGGCGGCTACAAAAAGGGCGGCGCAGCAAAAAAGGCCTATGCCACGGGGGGTAATGTCGTAGACGACGGGAAGGCGGTTCCTATGCCTCCTAAACCCGTTTCACGTCCCGTGGCAAACAGCATGCAGTCTGGCACCTTCAAAAAGGGTGGCAAGGTTGCACGCAAGGCTGATGGCGGCGACATGTCCGGTGGTGCTTACGAGCGCTGGAAAAAGGGCGAGAAGGAAGAGAACGAAGCAATGCGCGAGAGCATCCTTGGTGCTCCCAAGCGTGCTTACGAGGCTGTCAAAGGCCTGTTCAACTCCCCCAAGCCTCCAGAGGGTAGTGTGACCAAAACCGAGAAATCGTTGACGGTCTCCCCCGCTGGCAAAAAGCGCGGCGGCAAGTGCTGAAACTGAGTGGGGGCTTCGGCCCCCACTTCTACTATCCGCAGGTGTGTGAATGGCAACGGTAAATTTAACAACCCTCAATAATCTGCAGGCGACCGAATCGGATGTTCTCGGTCAGAAGTACCTGCTGAATGTGTACGCCGCAAGTGCAGGGGTGATTGCCTCTGATGGCGTCAGTTTGCCCATTGACTCGCTGGCCGTTGTGTACTCTGGTGGTGCGCCCAGCACACCAAATGCCGTGTGGGTGAACACGGTCGAGTATCTCGGCAACACCTACACACAGACCTACACCTTCGACAGCAGCGGAAACATCGCATCTCAGACTGGGTGGGTGCTGGTATGAGCCTGAGCCTTGGCAAGGCCTTTGCCTTCTTCACGACGAAGTATCAAGTCACCACAATGATCAATGCCGCGCTGGCAACGCGAGGCATCACGATCACGGCGGCAAACTACACCGACCTGATCACCAATTACCCGGCGTCGTCGTACAACGGCGCTTTTGCGTGGGTGGAGGCATCACAGGGCACTGCATGGCTCCCCGGCACTCTGGGTGGCACGTACTACCCATTGGGCCTGTACCACTCCAACGGTTCAAGCTGGATTTTCACTCCGTCCCCATCTCAGGCCACGCAGCCTGAAGTGGACGCAGGGCTGAACAACGACAAATTTGTCACCCCCTTGACGCTGGCCAACGACTCCAAGTGGGCCACCAAACAAGCCGCGATCACGGCAAACGACAGCAACACAGGCACTTGGTACCCCACAATGGTGTCCGGGGCTGGTGCAGTCGGCTCGTCGGTTCACATCAACACGACTGGCTTCAAAGTCATCGGCAGCTCACTCGTCATGGGTGGTGACCTGCAAGTCGGGGGCACTGCCATTGTGACTGGCACGATGGAGGCCACCAACGTCCAAGCTGACTCCACCTCGTCGTTGGCTGACGCCACTGCCACATCGTTGACCACAGGCTCTTTGACCTCCACCAATGGTGGCAATGGCTCGACGTCGGCTTTTACGTTGGCAGGGAATAACACCTTTGGCGGCACCAACTACTTTGGCGCAATCACGCTCAACAACACCAGCTCTGGCGCGACGAACAACAAAAAGTTCATCCGGATCAATGCCACTGGCGGGCTGGAGGTCGTCAACAATGCGTACAGCGCAACCCTGTTCACTTTGGCGGACAACGGCACCCTGACAATTTCCGATACGGTCGCAGCGCCGTTTTTCAACTGCACCAGCTTTTTCAACGGCACGAATGGCCAGTTCAGCAGTGGCTTGACCGCAGGTAGTTTTAGCTCGACAGGGTCAATCACTGGGAACAACGCCACGGCATTCATCGCTGGCCCAAATGCCATCAGCAACGTCAGCCTGCAGATGCCCAATGAGTCCGCCATCCGGAACATTGGCAACACGCTCAACCAATCCCTGTATTTCGACATCAACACTGGTGGCGCAAACAACGGGCAGTTCAAGTTCCGTGGCACCAGCGCGTACACAGAATATGCGACTATCAGCAGCGCTGGTATTCAGGCGATCACCTCGTATCGGGGCAAGACGCCATTCAACCAAGCGCTGGACACCGAGGTCACGGTCGACAACTACAAGTTCCGGATTAGCAACCAAGGCGGTGTGTTCCCACAAGTTGCCAGCTCCACAGGGTCAAACGTCGACACTTGCTGGTCTACCACTGGGTATGTGACGGGGGCAACCAACGGCGTCACGGGTAGCCAAAACTCCGGAACCTTGGTGAACGGCTACACAACCCTGTACTCAGGTCACGGCCTCGACACCCGTGGTGACTGCTTGGTGGCCACGGTGACCGACAAGAACGCCGGGAGAATTTACCGGGTCACGTTCATCGTCAGCAACAACAGCTCCAACACCACTGGGTACAGCATTCTGGTGGAGCGGCTCATATAATGGGCCAGCACCAAGGTCTCGTGGGCGTCATGCACATAAGGGGTAAATGATGGGAAGCTATTCATCGGCAACACGACAAGGCGCTTACGAGCCCTTTGAGCTGCAGGTATCTCGCGGGCAGATCCAAGGCCACCGTGCAGTCTTTCGCAGCGCATACTCCACGCAGATCACGGCATCACAGAACTATGCCGTTTGGAACCGCGCAGCCAACTACTCATTCCCATCTGTTGCGTCCACCATGACGCTGTCGAGCAGCGCGACTGGCGACACCACGCAGTCCGTGCTGATCAGCGGTTTGGACTCGACATACACCGAGATCAGTGAGGTGCTCACGCTCAACGGACAGACGCCCGTCACCTCCACCAATTCATTCTTCCGTGTCAACGACATGCTGGTGCTCGTAGACAGCCCAACTGGGAACCTGTACTTCGGCACAGGCACCGTCACGGCTGGCGTCCCAGCAAACGTCTACGGCTTCATCTCGGCGGGCGACAACAGCATGATGTGTGGCACCTACACCGTGCCTGCCGGGTACACCCTGTACATCTTGGGCGGCAGCCTCAACTGCTCTTTGTCCAACCAGAACAAGCTGGTGACCATCAACTTCAGCACATCCGTTGCTGGGGTTCGGTACTCTGCCGCCAAGATCATCTCCAGTGGCGGGTACCAGCATTACCCCTACACGCCGCCTTTGGCCGTGCCGGAGAAGTCCGACTTGCTGGACACCGCCACCACCACCGACAACACAACGTCCACTGTGACGGCCAACCTGTCCGGTATCCTCATCAAAAACTCGGATTAAAGCCATGCCACTTATCAAATCCAAATCTGACAAAGCGTTCAAGAAAAACATCGCAGCCGAAGTCAAAGCTGGCAAGCCAGTCAAGCAGGCCGTGGCCATCGCGTACAGCACCAAGCGTGCTGCCAAGAAGGCTGATGGCGGCTTGCTGAGTTCTGACGCTCACAAATACGACAGCGACCTCGACTATTACGATTCTTTGGCTGGCAGCAAGCTCAAAGGTCGACCCTCCCTGCCTCCGTCGATCAAGCCCAACGATGCTGACAAGGCACGCAAAGAAAAGATCGACAAGAAAAATGATCGTGACACCAAGATCATGGATGCGGCGTATCGTTCTGGCAACAAAGACATTGCAGAAAAGGCGTTTGTGCGCAGGCACGTTCGCTCACGGGCTGAAGGCTTGCAGTCCAATGCCAAGCGGTTTCCGTACAGCGCGGACAAGATGCGCAAGCAGTGGTCTGAAGAGATTGGTGGCGGCAAACCTGCTCCATTCAAGTCTGGCGGCAAAGCAAAGTCGGACTGGTGATCATGGCCAAGGGTCTGTACGCCAACATCAACGCCAAGCGCCAGCGTATTGCTGAAGGCTCTGGCGAAAAGATGCGCAAGCCCGGCTCCAAGGGTGCGCCCACTGCTGACGCTTTCCGTGAGTCTGTAAAGACCGCCAGGCACAAGGATGGTGGCCCAAGTCTGGCCGTGGGCCGTGGCGAGAAGCTGCCAGCTGACAAAGGTGCTGGCCTGACCGCCAAGGGCCGGGCCAAGTACAACCGCGAGACGGGCTCCAACCTCAAGGCTCCGCAGCCCCAAGGCGGTGCCCGACGCGACTCGTTTTGCGCGAGAATGGAGCCTGTAGCAGAAAAAAGCGAAAAGGGCAGCCGAGCACGCGCATCAATGCAGCGCTGGAACTGTCCGGGCTGGTAAGGAAACAACATGGCATACAGTGGAACAGTCGGTCAAACAGTCGTCACGGTGCAGAACCTGATCGACAATGGTGCTCGTCGCGCCGGAAAGCTGGCGGAAGAGTTGACCGTGGAGCAGGTGCAAAGCGCAAAGCAGTCTCTGTTTTTCGTCCTGAGCAACCTGATCAACCAAGGCATCCAGTATTTCGCCATCAAGAAGCAGGTTTTCGGCCTTCAGCCGAACAAATACGAGTACCTGCTACCTGTGGGTGGGAACGACGTTTTGAACGCCCTGTACCGCTGGATGACGCGCCCAACAGGGGCATATTCGTCGTCGGCTGGTGGCGTGGTGGGCAATGTGGCCGACAACGACACCTCCACCTACTGCCAGCAGAACGCCGCCAATGGCAACATCTCGGTCAACTACGGCTCCAGCAACGCCCAGTACATCGGCTCGATTGGCATCATGCCCTACGTGTCTGGCGGTGGCTCGGCCACATGGAACTACTCGTTCCAGTGCTCGACCGATGGCACGCTGTGGACGACCCTGTACACGGCCACCAACGAGACCGTGACCGACGGCCAGTGGATCTGGCAAGACATCGACCCCGGTGCCAACGTGCCGTACTACCGGATCGTGGCTTCCGGGGGCACAACCTTGGCCCTGCGCGAGTGGTACCTTGGAGTCAACTCCACTGAGATCACCATGTCCCGCCTGAACCGGGACGACTACACGAACCTGCCAAACCGCAACTTCACCGCGAATCAGCCATTTCAGTATTGGTTAAACCGTACAATCCCACAAGCCACGATCACTTTGTGGCCCGTGCCGTCCGATGCTTTTTACCAAATGACCGTTTGGTATTCGTCTCAGATTCAAGATGTGGGAGCGTTGGATGGGCAACTCGCCATCCCAGACCGTTGGCTGCTGGCCATCCAGAACATGCTGGCGCACCAAATGAGCTTGGAGTTGCCCGGCGTGCCGATGGATCGTGTGGTGTACCTTGAGGGCCAAGCCGAGAAGTACTTCATCATGGCCGAGCAAGAGGAACGCGACAAGTCGCCGATTTACTTCGCACCGAACATTTCGGTCTACACGAGGTAAGTCATGCCACGCTTTTTGAACACCGAAGGCAATGCGTCGATTGCCATTTTTATCTGCGACCGATGCAAGATGAAGCGCCCCATTGTGGAGGCCATGCCAGACCCCAACTTCCCGGGCCTGAAAGTGTGCCAGCAAGGGTGCGCCGACGAGAAAGATCCGTACCGTCTGCCAGCTAGGAAAACCGAGCGAATTACGCTACAGTACCCACGTCCAGATGTCAGTGTTGCGACACAAGACGACGGTCTCGTGACTGGCGGCAGCAACCAGTATGTGATCAGCACAGAGCAGAACACACAGACGCCTGAGCAAAACGGAAACAACGACATCATCACACCTGACAACTGATATGGCACAAGTAACGATCACCCAACTTCCAAATGCGGGGCCGTTGACTGGCTCGGAGTCAGTTCCAGTTGTTCAAAACGGTCAAACGGTACAAACCACGACTGGTGCCATCGCTGGCGCTGGTGCCCTGAATTACCCGTTTCTGACCGTAGGATCGGCAGCTGGCCTCACCAGTGGCCGCTACCTGTCCACCAGCTCCGATTTCTCCCTCACCGACAATGGTGCTGGCAGCTTCCTGCGCATCAACCTGCTTGGTGCAGCGTCGTCGTTGAATGCCAGCGCGGCAGGCTTTCAGGTCAAAACCGACTCCAGCACCGTGACGTCTCGCTCCCTTGCCGTGGGTAGCGGGTTGAACATTTCCAACGCAAGTGGCGTTGCCGGGAACCCGACGATCTCTCTGGGCACCACGCTGTCGAGCGTTGCGGCCCTGTCTGGCACGGGCATCTTGGCCACCGCTGGCGGCACCACCTTCTCCCCGGTGACATTGACTGGAACCTCGGGCCAGATTGTGGTCACCAACGGCACGGGCATCGGCGGCGCTCCCACATTTGGCTTGGCCACCACTGCGGTCACACCGGGCTCCTACACCTCGGCCAACATTACGGTCGATGCGTATGGCCGCATCACGGCTGCCGCCAATGGCAGCGGTGGTGGCGGTGGTGGTGGTGTGACCACGTTTGACGGTGGAACCACGGGCCTGTTGCCCAACACCGCAACATCCGGCGCTGTCACCTTGAGTGGCATTCTGGAGCCTGCCAACGGCGGCACTGGCGTCAACAATGGCGTGTTCACCATCGCGCTTGGCGGCGACCTCAACACTGGAGGCGCATTCCTCGTGGACGGTGCCTACGACGTCACCCTGAATGCGACTGCCGCCACGAACATCACGCTGCCAGTGACTGGCACGATGGCCACCCTGTCAGGATCTGAGACCCTGACCAACAAGTCGATCAGCGGCTCCAGCAACACCCTGACCAACATTGGCAACGCATCGTTGACCAACTCGTCGGTGACGATCAACGGCTCCTCGGTCTCGCTGGGTGGCTCGACCACGATTTCGGCGTCCACCACCAACACATTGACCATTGGCACTGGCCTGAGTGGCACCAGCTTCAACGGCAGCGCTCCGGTCACGATTGCGATTGACTCGACGGTGGCCACCCTGAGTGGCACGCAGACGCTCACTGGCAAGAGCATGAGCGGTGGCAGCAACACCTTCACCAACATCCCGAATGGCGCGTTGACCAACAGCACCATCTCTGGTGTCTCCTTGGGCTCGAACCTCAACGCCCTGACGATTGGCACGGGCCTGAGCGGCACGTCGTACAACGGCTCTGGCGCTGTGACTGTGGCCATCGACTCCACCGTGGCCACGCTGTCCGGCACGCAGACCCTGACCAACAAGACGTTGTCGGGCTCCAGCAACACGTTCAGCAACATCCCCAACAGTGCGCTGACCAACAGCCAGATCACGCTGGGCACGACCAACATCTCCTTGGGCGGAACCTCACTGGCTCCGGCTGGCCTGACTTCGGTGGAGGTGACACAGAACCCCGTGTCCGCCTTCCAGTTGGCCACCAAGCAGTACGTGGACAACCTCGCGTCGTCCAGCATCCACTACCACGAACCCGTGTATGTGGAGTCGCCCGACACCGCAGGCAACCTGAATGCCACCTACAACCAGCCCGGTGGCGCTGGCAGTGGCGTGGGTGCAACCTTGACCAACGCAGGCACTCAAGCCGCCCTGACCATTGACGGTGTGTTGATGACTGTCGGCAAGCGCGTGCTGATTTACAACCAGACCGATGCCACCCAGAACGGCGTGTACACCGTCACCAACGTGGGCAGTGGCTCCACAAACTGGGTGCTGACTCGCGCCACGGATGCGGACACATACTCGCCATTCAGCCCGACGGCTCTCGGCCAAGGTGATGCGTTCTTTGTGACCAACGGCCTGACAGGCGCTGGTGAGACGTATATCTGCAACACGGTGGGCACCATCACATTTGGCACCACGGCCATCACGTTTGCCCAGATCAGCGATGCCACGTTGTACACAGCCGGAACGGGCCTGTCTTTGACTGGCACCGAGTTCAGCATCGCCAACACGGCTGTGACCGCCAACTCGTATGGCTCGGCCACGCAGGTTGGCACGTTCACCGTCAACGCTCAAGGCCAGCTGACTTCCGCAGGCAACACGACAGTGACACCCGCCGTGGGCTCGATCACAGGTCTGGGGACTGGCGTGGCCACCGCTCTGGCGGTCAATACGGGCTCTTCCGGCGCTTTTGTGGTCAATGGTGGTGCCTTGGGTACCCCATCCTCTGGAACGCTCACAAACGCCACTGGATTGCCTTTGACCACTGGTGTGACTGGCACCCTGCCCGTGGCCAATGGTGGCACGGGAACCACAACCTCCACTGGCACTGGCAGCGTGGTCTTGTCCAACAGCCCGACGCTGGTGACGCCCAACTTGGGCACCCCATCGACTCTGGTGGGCACCAACATCACTGGCACTGCCGCAGGCCTGACGGCTGGCACCGTGACGACCAACGCCAACTTGACTGGCGACGTGACGTCGGTTGGCAACGCCACCACGTTGTCGACCACGGCAGTCACGCCGGGCAGCTACACCAACGCCAACATCACCGTGGACTCCAAGGGGCGCATCACAGCCGCCTCGAACGGATCTGGCGGTGGCGGTGGCGTGACGTCCTTCAGTGCTGGCTCCACTGGCCTGACACCGAGCACGGGCACCACTGGCGATGTGACGCTGGCTGGCACTCTGGTTGCCGCAAACGGTGGTACTGGCCAAGCCTCCTACACAACAGGCGACCTGCTGTACGCCTCTGGAACTTCTGCGCTGTCCAAACTTGGGCTGGGCACAAGCGGTTATGTTTTGACGGCAGGCGCATCCGCACCGACTTATGTGGCCCAGTCCACACTGTCCGTGGGTTCTGCCACAAACGCAACCAACACTGGCATTACAGCCAACTCCACCAACGCAACCAATTACTTGACGTTCGTCTCGGCCACTACCGGGAACCTGCCTCAATTGGTAAACTCATCCATCACCGTCAACCCCAGCACAGGCCAGATCACTGGCGGCGTTGCTGGTGGAGCATTCTGAGGAAACGACATGGCACAAACTGGCTACACCCCGATCCTGATCTACGCCAGCGGCACGACAGGCAACACCCCTTCTGCTGGCAACCTGACCAGCAGCTCCTCGGGCGCTGAACTGGCCCTGAACTATTTTGACGGCAAGTTGTTCTACAAGGACAACACGGGAACGGTTCAGACCATTGCGTACAAGAACGTGCCTTTGAGCACCGTGACGGGTACGCTGGCCGTTGCCAACGGCGGCACCGGGGTGACAACGTCGACAGGTACTGGCAGCGTCGTTCTCAGTGCATCGCCGACCTTCACAGGCACGCCTGCAGCCCCTACAGCGACAGAGAAGACGGCCACCACGCAGTTGTCCACCACAGCCTTCGTTGACCGCCTGCGATCCTTGGCCACGCCCACCACGGGCACCACTGGCACATTGGTTGTCGGAGACCGTGGAGCATTGGTGGCAGCCACCAGCACCATCACGGTGCCAGCCAGCGTGTTTGCTGCCAATGATGTGGTCACGATTGTCAACAACTCGGCTTCCTCGATCACCATTGCACAGGGCTCCGGCCTGACCATGTACTGGGTGGGCACATCCAGCACCGGGTCAAGAACCATGGCACAGCGTGGCTTGGCAACCGTGGTCTTCATCAGCGCAACGGTGGCCGTGATTTCTGGTGGGGGACTCACATAATGGCAGGCATCCACAACTCGGTCATTGGTACAGCTCAGACATTTGGGCCTGTGGGCTACGTCCTCCAAATCATCACTGTTGGCGGTGGTGGTGGGGGCGGATACGCTGCCTATAACGGCGGTCTGGGGTACTACACCATTGGTGGCGGCGGTAGTGGCGCTCAAGCGATCTCGCAGACTTTAGTGGCTCACCCCGGGGACACTGGACTGACATTTACCATTGGTTCTGGAGGCGCGGGTGGAGATCCGAGCACATTCACGCCGGGCAGTGCGGGCACAACCACAGACGTCTCTGGCGTCCTCACATACTCCGCTGGGTTCGGTGGTAATGGCGCAGACGTCTTTGATTTCCCCACAAATGGTGGTGGCGGTATGGGCGGAGACCCATCATTCTCCAGCTCTACAGGCGCGCCAAACGGTTACACAGGTACTGTTGGTGGTGACGGATTCATTGGCTTTGAATTTGGGTGGCCCGGAGGAGCTGGTGGTGGCGCGGGCGCTACAGCAAATGGGGCTACCGTCGCCAACTACCCCGGTGGTGATGGTGGCAGTCCAGCAAATTATTCCATCCAAGATTTGGCTGGGCAGTTTTATTACTTTGGTCGGGGCGGTGGCGGCGGAGCGGGTGGCAACGACACAACCGACCCCGGCCCAACCCCGGGCGGCAACCAATTGAAAGACAACTACGGCGGGTGGTGGGACACGTCTACATCAAACCCAAATGATGGCGGTAATGCGACCCAATACGGTGATGGCGGCGGTGGCGCTTCGTGTAACCCAGCCATTCCGACTGGGTATGGCGGCAGCGGAAAGCAAGGTGTCGCTATTGTCAAGTACCTCGGCCCCCAACAAGGCACTGGTGGCGATATTATTTACGAGTATGGTGGCTACACGTACCACTGGTTCATCACATCTGGGACATTCAATCCATGAGTCATTTTGCCCAAATCAATTCCAAAAACGTCGTCTTGCGCGTCATCGTGGCGGAGCAGGATTTCATCGACAGCGGTGCTGTGGGAGACCCGGCAACTTGGATCGAAACCTGCCCGAACACCCGTGGCGGCGTCTACTTTGAGGACGTTGAGATCACGCTTGAGGGGGGTCAAAAGCGGATGGTGAGACGACCAGCCGAAGACCAATCCAAAGCCCTGCGCAAGAACTTTGCAGGCGTCGGGTTCACCTACGACCCCGTGCGTGATGCCTTCATCCCTCCCAAGCCAAAGCTGGTTTTCGATGAAAACATTTGCGCTTGGAAGCCCGTCGTCGGCAAATAATTTTTAACTGGAGTGCAGTGTGGATTGGCAGTTGTTCATCAATCTCGCGGGTGGGGCTATCCTCACTGCAATTGGATGGTGGTGCAGAGAGATCTGGGATTCTGTGAAGGCCTTGAAAGAGGACATCAAGAAAATTGAGGTCGAGTTGCCCACCCATTACGTCCAGAAGGTGGACATCAATTCCCGGTTTGACAAGATTGACAATGTGTTGGAGCGCATATTTGATCGGCTGGATGGGAAAGTAGACAAGGCAAGATAATCATGTTGGCAGAAATTGCTGCCGCCAATGCGGCCTTCGAAATAATTAAGGCCGCTCTCAGTAATGGAAAAGAGCTTGCCGATGTGGGTGGCAAAGTCATCGATTACTTTGACGCCACATTCTCTTTGCAGGAGTCCGGAAACGCCAAGGTGGGCGGACGTCCCGCCGAGGGCCGGAGTGACATCGAAGAATTCATGGCGCTTGAGAAGCTGCGCCAGCAGGAAGAGTACCTGAAGGAGTCGATGGTCTACGCCGGACGTCCGGGCATGTGGGACGATTGGCTCAAGTTCAAGGCCATGGCCGCACGAAAGCGCCGCGAGTCCCGAGAGGAGGAGAAGCGCAAGATTGCACAGCGCAGAAAGAAGATTGCCGAGATCGTAGAGATCGTGGCGATTGCTTTCGGCATGATTGTGCTGGCCTCCTTGATGCTGTACGGCCTGTATTTTTACTTCCACTACCTGAGAAAATAATGGACAAAACCGACGTTCGAGAGAATTTCCTCTTCCACTTTGCCTACCTCTGGTCGGTGGCCACGATCTCCTATTTGTTTTTGGTCACATTCGTCAACATCCCCGACAAGAACCAGAGGACGGTCGACACCGCTTTGGGATTCCTGCTGGGCACCATCATTGCTGGCTTGATCGGGTACTTCTATGGCAGCAGCCACGGCAGCACCGACAAGGACGCCACGATCAAGGATGTGGTTGAGCATGAGCTGGACAGCCATGACAAGCCTGTTTAATCCTTGGGTGTGGCTGGGCCTACTGCTGGCCCTGTCCGGCGCTTTCTTCACTGGCCACCGCAGTGGGTACAACAAGGCCGTGGACGAGCAGCGCATAGAGGTGGCTCGACTCAATGGGATTGCCCGGGAAGTTGAGCGGGATATGAACGGCAAGGTCAACGACCTGTCTGCCAAACTTGTGAAGGCAAACGAAGATGTCAAAGCTGAAATTTCTAAGCGCCGCAGTGCTATTGCCAGTGGCTCTCTGCGCCTGTCAGTCCCCGTCAGTGGCCTACAGTCCTGCCCGGGTGCCACCCCTGCCAGCGGAGATCTCCCTCAAGCGAGAGCCGAACTTGAGCCAGCGTTTGCTCAATCTCTTGTCGACATCACCGACAGCGGTGACCAAGCCATCCGACAGCTCAATGCCTGCATCGACGCCTACAACACCGTCTACGAAGCCCTGAAAGGCAGCCATGAACCTGAGTGAACACTTCACCCTTGACGAAGCCACCTACAGCGAGACGGCAGTCCGCATGGGCATCAACAATCAGCCCGACGCCCGGCAGCTGGAGAACATGAAGTCTGCAGCGCACCAGCTGGAGGCTGTACGGGCCATTTCAGGCCCATTGCGGGTCAACTCATGGCTGCGCCTGCCCGAGGTCAATGTGGCCGTTGGCGGCTCCAAAGTCTCCAGCCACATGGACGGCTGGGCCATTGACTGCAGCTCGGCCCAGAAAACGCCATACGAGCTGTGCCAGCTGGTCAAAAAGGCCGGGATCAAGTTCGACCAGATGATCCATGAGTATGGCCGCTGGATGCACATCAGCTTCGCGCCAGAGATGCGTCAGCAGGAGTTGACGATTTTCCGCCCGGAAAGCAAGTACAAGCCCGGCATTTTGACCGAGGCCGAGTACCATGCCGCTTGATGGCAGCCTCCGTAAATGAGAAAATCCTGAGAAATGAAGGACTGACATGACGACAAACCCATCATGGGTGATGACATACGACTCACTTACCACTTCGGTTCTCCAGTATCTGGAGCGCTCAGATAAGGCGGTCGTTGATGCCATTCCCACATTCATCACGCTTTGTGAGTTCGAGATCGCCCAAAACATCAAGACCTTGGGTCAGATGGAGGTGGTGGATGCGGTGATGCAGGTCGGCAACCCCATCATTCAAAAGCCCGCTCGGTGGCGCAAGACCACGTCCATGACGCTGTCCAACGAGGGCTCCAAGCAGCCCCTGTTCGTGCGCAAGCTGGAGTACCTGAATGCGTATGCTCAGGATGCGGCTGCCACGGGCACGCCCCTGTACTACGCCGACTACGATTACGACCACTGGTTCGTGGCCCCCACCCCCGACAAGGCGTACCCCTTCGAGGCGTTGTGCTACACCCGCCTGCAGCCGTTGTCGGCCCAAAACCAGACCAACTGGCTGACCCAGAATGCTCCGAATGCCATGCTCTTTGGCACGCTGAAGCAGACCGCCCCGTTCCTGAAGAACGACGCCCGTTTGGCTCTGTGGAAGCAGATGTTCGACGAGGCTCTGGGTGCCCTCAAAACCGAAGACACGCTGCGCATCGCAGACCGTTCGGCTATTGCTGTGGATAATTGATCATGACCTCATATGTAAACCCATTCACCGGGCAGACGATCTCCCCCTCCTCTGTCAGCTACGAATCCATCTCGCTGACGGCCAACACCTCCTTGGAGTGGCCAATCAACGGCATCGACGGCACTCCGGCCAGCAGCATCATCGACGTGACCGCCACCTCCTCTGGTGGCCCCACAGGGTGGTTGCTTGAGCTGCCCCCGGCCACGCAGGTCTCCACTGGCCAGTCGGTGCTGGTTCGTAACGTCGGCTCAAACACATTCACCGTCACGGACAACTCGGGCAACACGATTGTCTCGGTGGCCTCTGGAATCGCTGAGTTCATCTTCCTGACGGACAACACCACCGTCAACGGGACGTGGGCCTCGGTGGTTTTCGGTGCTGGCACATCATCTGCCAACGCAGGCGCTTTGTCCGGTTACGGCCTGACACCCATTGGTCTGACGCTGAATCAGGCCTACAACATCACCGAATACTTCTCGGACGTCACCTTCGACGCCTCCGACCGGGCGCAGTTCAACGTCTGGTCTGGCGGGGTGGGCACGTTCACACTGCCGTCGGCATCGGTGGTGGGCAACAACTGGTTCACGATCATCCGCAACGGCGGCTCGGGCATCTTGACCTTGATGCCGTCCGGCACCGACACAATCGATGGCGAGATCAGCTTCGAGCTGCAGCTGACCGAGTCCTTGGTGATCGTGTCCAACGGCCTGACCGGGTACAGCACATACGCCTATGGCCGCTCCAACAACTTCGCCTTCACGCAGTTGGCGCAGGTGGTGACTGGCGGCACGTTGACCCTGACGTCCGCTCAGGGTTCCAACATCATCCAAGAGTATTCCGGCACGCTGACCTCCAATCAGATCGTGGTGCTGCCTTCGACGGTGCAGCTGTACTCGCTGCAGAACGACACCACTGGCCCATACTCGCTGACGTTCAAGACGAGCGCCGTGGGTGCCTCCACCGTGACCGTGGCTCAGGGCCAAGCGGCCTTCGTGGTGTGTGACGGCACCAACGTGTACAGCACAACCACCAACGTGGCCGGATCGTTCACCACGATCTCCTTGGCGGCTGGCTCCGCTGGTGGCCCGTCCCTCAACTTCTTGGGCAACACCAACACAGGTATTTACCTGCCAGCCTCTGGCCAGATCGGCATGTCGCTGAGTGGCGTGCAGCAGTTCTTGCTGACCTCCAGCGGTCTGCGAGTGCCAAGCGGTGTTGTTGGGGGTTCCTTCTAAATGACCGCCAAAGTCATTCAGCTGCAGGTCAAGCCGGGCATCCAGCGTGATGGCACGCAGTTCGCTGCGCCGACCTACGTGGACGGCCAGTGGGTGCGCTTCCAGAACGCCCTGCCCCGCAAGATTGGCGGCTACAAGGGCATCTTTCTGGACGCCAGCGGGATCTCTCGCGGCATGACCATGACCTCCGAGAACGGCATCAACTACGTGGTGTCGGGGTACAACCTCGGTCTGGAGCAGTGGTACACCGACAACGATGATGGCGTCGGCTTCGGCCCGGTGTCGTACACCATCTACGGTGGCGCGGTCGGCGTGCAGATCGTGGATGCAGGCGAGTCCTACACCGACGGCACATACACCGCCGTGCCATTGACTGGCGGCACTGGAAGCAGCGCTCAGGCCACGATCGTGGTGTCGGGCAACGTCATCACCAGTGTCACCATCACCGCTGCAGGCTCTGGTTACTCCGTGGGTGACCTCTTGAGTGCGTCCTCTGCATCCATCGGCGGGACTGGATCTGGCCTATCTTTGCTGCTGCTGCAGAACACGCTGTGGTCTGGTGGCGACAACGTCATGTGGCAGTTCGACATCGGCTACGACTCCACTGGCGGCGCAAACAACAACCTGATTGCGCACCCCGGGCAGAACCTGCACGCCATCGACTCGACCGTCAACACACGGCCCTTGTATGGCCCATTCCCGGGCACAACACTGGCCCCCGTGGGTGTTTTCACGGCATCGGGCACAACCATCAGCGGTTCCACCAGCGTGACATTTGCCACCACCATCGTCTCGATTGGGGCTGGCTTGCTGGTGTCCGGTACTGGCATTCAGGCTGGCACCACCGTTGTCAGTGCGTCAGAAGTTGGTGGCATCTACACGGCAGTCTTGAGCCTGCCTGCGACCGCCTCCGGCACCGTGACCCTGACATTCGACGCCAACATCTCCGTGTCTGGCGGCGTGGTGATGCTGCACCCCTACCTGTTTGTGTACGGCAACAACGGCCTGATCCAGAACAGCTCGGCTGGCAACTTCAACGACTGGGTCTCCGCCGACGCCAACGCCAACAACGTGGCCACGGGCAAGGTGGTGAAGGGTCTACCCCTGCGCGGTGGCACAACGTCGCCTGCAGGCCTGTTCTGGACGCTGGATTCCGTGATCCGGGTGACATTCAGCCCCAGCACCGTCAACAACATCAACTACTACTGGAAGTACGACCTGCTGACCAGCCAGACATCCATCATGTCCAGCCAGTGTGTCATCGAGTACGACGGCATCTTCTACTGGTGCGCGGTGGATCGCTTCCTGATGTACAACGGTGTGGTCAACGAGATCCCGAACAACCTCAACCAGAACTACTTCTTCGACAACCTGAACTACGCCCAGCGCCAGAAGGTCTGGTGTACAAAGGTGCCTCGCTGGGGTGAGATCTGGTGGTTCTACCCCAAGGGTGACGCCACAGAATGCACCGACGCCATCATCTACAACGTGCGCGAGAAGACGTGGTACGACGCTGGCCAAGCCCCGGGCGCACGCCGCTCTGCAGGCACTTTCTCGGAGGTGTTCCGCAAGCCAATCTGGGCCGGGAACGTGATCAACTCGACTGGCAAGTACACCCTCTGGCAGCATGAAACTGGCACCGACGAGGTGTACACCACCAACGTGAACGCCATCCGATCGTACTTCGAGACGAACAACTTGGGCTGGGTAACTGGTGGCCCCGGCAACCCACAGCTGGCTGGCGACAACCGCTGGCTGCGTCTGGAGCGCGTGGAACCCGACTTCGTGCAAAGCGGTGCCATGAGCATGTACGTGACTGGCCAAGGCTATGCTGACGCTCAGGTGCAGACCTCAGACCCATACGTCTTCGATAACACGACACTCAAGATCGACTTGCGTGAGCAACGTCGCTTGCTGCGACTGAAGTTTGAGTCCAACACCTTCAACGGCGACTATTACATGGGTAAGATCCTGCTGAGTGCTGAGACAGGCGACGAACGCTCCACAGGTAACCCGTAATGGCGATCACCTACGACCCTCGCGGCATGACTTGGGATCAGTACAACAAACTGATGACCGAGTTGTTTGCCCCCAACGAGCTGGGATACGTCCCAGAAGAGAATTGGCGCGACTGGGTCGATGGGATGAACGGCATCGGGTACTTTGGGCAGTCCGCAATCCCTGACCAGCGCATGTGCGAAACATGGCAGGATTGGGCCGAACAAATGGTCGGCATCATGAGCATCGGATCATAAAAAATGAAATTCATCGATCAAGAAACACCAGAAGAAACCGAGCCGTCGCCACTGACGCAAGCGCAGATCAATGCTCAAGCGCAGGCAGCAGCACGCGAGGCGCTGACTCAGCAGATTCTGGGCTCTGGCGACACATCCGCATGGACTGGCGAGGGGTTTGGGTCGGCACAAGCCAACGCCGCCAACATGGCGGAGATCATGAGCAATTACGGCATCACAGACATCAAGCAGTTTGGTGTGATCCCAACATTTGCAGAGGTGCAAGTGCAAACGGGGCCGGATGGCAAGCCGCAATACTTAACAAATGACGTGCAGTGGGTTGGAAACTCCGAGGATGGTGGATACCAGCCCGTGATGGTGCCCGTTGATCCATCCAAGGTCTACATGAAAAATGGCCAGCCTGTTGCCCTCACGGGGTACGGGTACGGAAACAAGGAGACTGGTCAGGTCATCGATCCACAGTACGACCGCGCAAACCCCGACGCAGGCATTTGGTCTGGCACGTTCGCTGGCAAGGGCTCCACCGGGTACGGCGTCACGTTTGACGAGCAGGGCAACCCCCACTTCAACACCGCATACGGTGGCACCACGGGCACATGGACAAACGACATTGCCCCCGTCCTGCCGCTGGCCGCTGCCGTTGCTTTGGCTGCGTACACGGGCGGCGCAAGTCTGGAGGCATTGCCTGCATCAGAGGCTGCCGCAGCAGGTAGCACTGGAGCCTTGGAGTCTGCCGCAGCGGCTCAGGCTGCTGGCACTGCTGGAAGTGCTGCAGCTCAGTCAATGGCCATGAAGGTGGGCACCGCCTTGGGCCTTGAGGGCACGGCTGCCAACGTGGTGGGCAACGCCCTGCTGCAGGGCACGCTGTCGCAAGCCACGGGCGGTGACTTCCTTAAGGGTGCCATCACTGGCGGCATCATGGGTGGCTTCACGCCGCAGCAGCTTGGTGGTCTGGTGACGGAGAGCCTGTCGCAGGCTGGCATTGACTTGCAGGCCGGATCTCTGGCGCAAAAAGCCATCGGCAACACCATCTACGGCACCCTCATGAACGGCGGTGACCTTGAGAAGGGTCTGCGCAATGCGGTGGCCACCTACGCTGGTGACAAGATCGCCACCTCGACCGAGTTCAACGATTGGCTGAAGTCCAACGACATCAAAGGCCTGCCAGCCGCAGCAGCTCGTGGCGCTTTGTCTGGCGGCGCTTCCTCGGCCATTCGCGGTCAAGACATCCTGACGGGCGCAGTGTCTGGTGCCGGGGCCACAGCGGCGTCCATCCTGTCCCGCAACTACCTTGAAGATCAGGGTGTGAACCCGCAGACGGCGGCTTCTTTGTCGAAGGCAGCATCGACGTTTGCTGCCTCCAAGCTGTCCGGTGCCACCGACTACAACGCTTTTGTGGCTGCCACACTGGCGGCAGGCTCTTCTTCGATTGCCAAGCAGGCGATCAGCGACCTCAACAAAATCCCCACCGCAGACCTTGGCGACCAAGCCGTCATCAAGTCGAGTGTCAACCCCGATGACCTGCAGAGACAGGCAGACGCAGGGGGGGCATCCGACACGGTCAACGTGTCTGCTCTGCCCAGCGCCGCAGAAGACACGGTTACTGCAGCGGGTGCTTTGCCTTCGGCCAAAGTGGAGTCAACTCCACCCTTGAGCGCTGTCCAACCCCAGCCTGAGCTGGTTGTCACCGAAAAACTGCCAGAACGAGTCGAGGAGCCTGTGACGGCCACCGGAGTGGAGTCAACTCCATCTCCACTGAGCCCACCCCCGGCGCAACCTGAGGTGGTTGTCACCGACAAGAAGCCGGAGCAGATTGAGGCACCCGTCTCAGTCGTCAACATGGATCAGAACCCCTATCCGCTGGGTTCCGAGTATTTGCCTGAGGTGGTGATCACCGACACCCTGCCGCAGCGTGTTGAAGAACCCGTCACTGGTGGTGGTGATGAAGGCACCGTGCCGTCTCGCGTCACAAGCGATGCCGCTGGCAACCTGACAATCACGGCAGACCGTCCTGTGCAAGAGCCAGAGTCTCCTGTTGGGGCTCTGCCAACGACACCGCCTGCGGCCACTCCGCCTGCATCAACTCCTCCAGCGGAGAAGATGCCCGCTGTGTCGCCTCCAGCCACACAGCCCTCGACGTCATCGATCACCACATCGAGCGGTGGCCTTCCTTCAACCAAGTTGGACTCGTCGCCGCAATTCCTTGCGGGTGCCCAGACGTACCAAAAGCCTCAGGGGTTACAACCGTTGCATCAACTCTTCTCATCCTTGACCCCAGCACTGGCTGGCGTCCTCGCCGAGCGTGGTTTTGCACCACAGCAATTCAACCAGCCCGAGGCGGCTCCGGCCAACGAAATTCCTCAGGACTTCGCGGAGCTGGCTGCTCAGTACGGCTACAAGCCAGAAGCCCCGAAGTTTTTCGCGGACGGCGGGTATGTGTCAGAAAACGAAAAGATGGCCAACAGCAGCCAGAAGATGATCGACAGCATGATGCCGAAATTCTCTTCGGCTCCATCGTTCTTGAATGCTGCGCCACAGATGGACATCAAGTCTCGCCTCGGTGCTTTGTCGCAACTCAGCCAAGGCGCTCTGAAGACCGCCAAGCCCCTTGGTGGACTGGCCAAAGGGGGTTTGCCCGACAAGTACGTCAAGGCGGCTCCAGAGGGCCACAAACCCGAATTCATCACGGGTTTGACGGGCTACTACGCCTCGGGCGACGGCACGGGCCAGTCAGACGACATCCCGGCCATGCTTCATGACGGTGATTACGTGATCGACGCCGATGCCGTGGCGGCGCTGGGTGATGGCTCCAGCAAGGCCGGGGCCGAGGCTCTGGCCAAGTTCCAAGCCAAGGTGCCTCACCGTGATGGTGGCCCAGTGCATGGCACTCCTGTCCCGGCCCAAATCGCAGACGGGGAGTATGTGTTCCCCGAAGCGTTCGTGACTGCCCTTGGTGGCGGTGACAACAAGAAAGGCTCCAAGATGCTCGACGCCATGCGTGAAGAGCTGCGGGAGCACAAAAGATCCGCTCCTACCAGTAAAATCCCCCCAAAGGCAAAAAGTCCACTTGACTACCTCAAGATGGCGAAAGGTTAAAACATGGCAAACCTCCTGCAAAGTTCCCAAACGCAAGCCACACAGGCTCCGTCGTTCTACACCGATTACCTGAGCAATCTGGCGACCGCAGGCAAAGACGCTGCAACTGGTGCTCAATACATCGGTGCGCAGCCTCTGCAGCAGCAGGCGTTTGAGAACGTCGGTGAGGCAGCCTCGGCCTACAAGCCGACCCTGACCGCCGCTGGCGAGACCTTGAACCGTTCTGCCAACATGGCCAGCCCATTGTCTGCAGCCACACCGTACCTGCAAGAGGCCAGCGGTGACGTGGGCGCTGCAGCCAGCGGCCTCATGAGCCCGTACATCTCCAATGTGGTCAATGCAATCGGTGATGTGGGACGTCGCAACATCACTCAGAACTTGGCCCCACAAGCCACGGCGGCTGCAGTGGGTTCCGGCCAGTTTGGCTCGAAGCGTGGTGCGGAGGTGCTGGGTCAGACCATGACCAACGCCGAGCGCGACATCCTGAACCAGCAGTACCAAGCCCTGAACACTGGCTACGGTGACGCCCTGAAGACCGCCTTGGCCCAGAAACAGCTGCAGGGCACCTTGGGTAGCACCGCAGGCCAACTGGAGTCTGCAGGCCAGCAGAACCTGACCCAAGCTGGCGCACAGCAGGGCCAACTCGCATCGACCAACCAAGCCCTGAGTTTGGCCGACATCAACGCCTTGGCAACATTGGGTGGCCAGCAGCAGACGATTGCCCAGAACCGAGAGTTGTTCCCGCTGACCAACATCTCTACCCTGTCGGGCCTGCTGCGCGGCTACAACGTGCCCACCAGCACCACCACGATGGCCACAGGATCGCCTTTGTCTGCGCTGGCTGGTGTTGCGTCTCTGGGCAACGCTGTCACTGGCGGCGCTTTGGGTACCGCACTGGGCGATAGCTTGGCCAAGTGGTGGAACAACGGCAACCCAAGCAACCGTTTGGAACCAATTACAAACAACACAGATGTGATCACATCCCCTGTGACAGACAGTAACATTCCGATCATCCAGCCTCCAACCGATTTGGATTCCATCATCACACTGCCACCCAGCAGTGAAAATCCATAAGCCGAGGAAAAAATCATGGCCGAACCAAAAATTAACGCCGCGCTGGCCACTGATCCATCCAAGATCAACCCAACTGGCGCACAGCAAGAAGATCTGTCGGAATACCAGCAGTCTTTGCAAGACCAAATCAAGGCCTTGGAGCAGCGCTATGCCCAGCCAAATTGGTTTAAGGTCGCCGCAGGCTTCTTGAAGCCCCAACTGGGTGGCTTTGCCGCATCCTTGGGATCTGCGGCAGAGGCTGCAGGCGAGAACGTGGAACTGCAGCGTGCTGCTGCGTTGCCAATCGCACAGATGCGCTCACAGCTGGCGCAGTCCAAGATCCTGACTGGTCAAAACAAAACTCAGTCCGACGAGTTCGAGGCATGGCGTGCTACAGGTCAGCCAATGGATGCGGCCACATACAGCCGCATCGTTTCTTTGAACCCCGAGTCGCCAGTCGCCAAGGCTGCGCAGAAGTTCTATGAGGGCGCGAAATCCACACTGGAGATCACCACTCAAGCAACTGCGGCGCAGGGCAAAGATCCGATGATGAACGTCATGCATTTGGTCTATGGCGGCAAACCAATGACCGAGCAGCAAATGGCGCAGGTTGAGCAGACCATCAACGCGAACAAGCCACCGCAGATCGACCAGAACACTTGGAATGGTTTGGATCGCTACGCCAAAATGGAAGCTGCACGAGAGTACGCCAAGGCACAGACCACCATTGGCCTGTCCGAGGAAGAACGCTCACGCGAACAAGCCAAGGGCGCATACGATCGTCTGCCCTTGCTGCGCAGCATCCGCGAATTGGCTCTTGGTCAAGGCATCCCAGAAGTCAAGGATGCATCTGGCAAGACCGTGTCTGGCCAAGAGCAGATGGCCAACGCCCTCAACTACTTCGGTGGCAATAACCCCATTGAGGTGCTGGCGCGTGCTGCTGCTGACGGCAAACTTGGTGAAAAGCTGGCCGGGTTTGATGCCTATGCCCGGCAGGCGAATATGTCGCCTCAAGTGCGTGACGACTTCCAGAAGCTGGTCAAGCTGCTGGCTGAAAATCAGGTGTCGTTGCGCAACTCTTCGACGAACCCCACGGATGCATACACGTCGATGCAGACGATGTCGTCGCCCAACATTGGCAACTCACAGAAGGCATTGGTGACGCTGGTGGACTTGATTGGCCACGGCGAGAAGCATGCCCAAGAGCGTCACAACTACATGGTCAACAGCAACGTGCCTGCACGTCAGTTGCGCCTTGATCCCAAGTTCAAGCAGTTGGAAGCTGGCTTCGCTGACGAGCACTCGCGCATCGCTCTGCAAGACCCCAGCAAGGCCACGCCATCGTGGTATTCGCCTCGCGTGGGCACTGAGGCTGCACCAGCCCCTGCAGTGCGTCCTGCACCCACCAGTGGCGGCAGTCGTCCGGCATTCCAACTGCCACCCGGCTTTGAACGTGATCCATCCGACCCAACAGGTCGACGCATTCGGAGAGTCCAGCAATGACCACACGGGCAGAGTTCAACAACAACCCCGGCAACATCCGCCCTGCCAAGGGCGTGAAGTACGAGGGTTTGTTGGGTGTCGACGACAAAGGCTTTGGCATCTTTGAATCGCCCGAAATGGGCCGCAAAGCCCTTGAAGATGACATCCGTCACAAGCTGAAAAAAGGCTACGACACCCCGGACTCATTCATTGATCGCTACACCCCTCAAGGTGACGAGAACAGTGAGCACGGGCGCACCAACTACAAAGCCTATCTGATGGATCAGACGGGCCTGCAGACCTCTGGTGACAAGTTCAACGAGAAGGACGTGGCCAAGATCGCCAACGCCATTTCTGCCTTCGAGGCTGGTGGCTGGAAGTTTGGTGAGCCTGCCCCAACGCCTGACTATGCGCAGCCACTGAAAATCGCAGAGGCCACCGAGGAGGCTCCCAAGCCCAGCGAGACCGTACCATCGACTGACACCGTTTCATCGACCCAGACACCCGTGGATCGCACAGGCCTGAGCCTCATGGGCGGCATTGGCGGGGTGGGTGTGGGCACCACTGGTTTGGCGGCGGAAAAGGGCTTGGAATTGGCCGCACGGGTCAAGAACCGCCTGACTGGCAACCAGCCAGTGACAGCGGCCATGGACTTGGCTGATCAAGTCCTTGCGCATGGCGACCTTCCCCCAGCCCAAGGCCCGGCAGAAGCCAAGAATACTGGAACATACAAATACGCCAAGAAATTTGGTCTGACTAACACCGAGGCGGCTCGTGCGGTGGATATGTCAAAAGGGCCGGGCGGGGCTTGGGACTTGGTTCACCAGATGAATGAGGCCAACGCCAAGATCGGCCCGGGCTGGACTTCGGTGCCTGAACGCAGCGACATCCTGCTGGACACCAGCGCTGGCTCCGGCCCCCGTGGCCAGACCAAGACATACGTGCCCGGCGTGACATCCGGCCCCAAGGTGGGCCTGCCTACGCCGCGATTTGAGGCACCCCTGACAAGGGCGGCGCAATGGGCTGGCGAAGCAGCATCAAAGGCCGCTCCATACGTAGCTCCTGCAGCCCGTGTGGGTCTGAGCGGTCTGGGTGGCGTCTTGGGTGCCAATCAGCTTTATGACACTCTGCAATCGTATCGCGCCCACCCCGGATACCTGCCCTCACCACGGGAATTTACCAAGGGTTTGAGTGGCGCTGGTGGTGTGATTGCTATGGCCCCGTTTGGTGCCACGCAAGTGATCGGTGGCTTGGCCCAAATTCCAGAAATGGGTGTCGAGTTTTACGACTGGCTTCGCAAAAACAAAAAGGCTGCAACCAAGGAGTCAACGCAGCGCATGCTGGAGAATGTTGACCCCATGGGCAACCCTTTGCCTTGATCACGACGGCTGTCTCCCCGCCGTGAACCCGAAAGGGTTGGTTGACCCGCTCAGAGTTTTCTGGGCGGGTCTTTTTTCAAGATAGCACGCCGATTACAAACGCGACCGCAAACACGATCAGTAGCAAGTGGATCATGCTTTGCCTCGCACTTGCTCGATGCGCTGTGCAACCAAGTGGTTGACCGAGCGTGCCACATCGACACACTTGGCGCGTTCTTCCTTCTGGATGGCTGGAGTGGCAGCCGACACAAAAGCGTTGGCCAAGAGCACCAGATCGTCCTCAAGGAAGTTGTAGTTCTCTTCCAGCTTCACGGAGCGGAATGCGGCCCCAACTTGCTCAGGGGTCAGTGTGGTACCAATCGCCCCATCCAGCGCCTTGTAGGCCCGTTCAAACACGTCCTTGGGCGACCAAGAGATGTACCCCTTGAAGTTGGGGTGATTGGACTGGCCACCGTCCACGTACTCGACCAGATACCCGGCGTCGTCGCCATTCTCGTCAGCAGGCAGTTCCCAGCCTCGGAGAATGTTGTACGCCGCACGGGTCATGTCGATGGCGTTGATCAGCTTGGTGCCGATGTATGGTTTCATGTCGCTCATGGTTGCTTTTCCTCTCGCATTTGTTTTTTGGATTGATTGAATCTAGCCTGCGTTTCGCAGTCATCGAAATACCGCATCAAGTCGGTGTATTTTTTGGCCATGGCCTCTCTCAGAATATCCAGTTCAGCCTTGGTCACATCTATGATGATTCTTGGAGACTCGCTCATAGACGCCTCACTTGATGTGGACGAATGGGGTGACTTGGCCGGGCATAGTGGTGGGCAGCTTGCCGTCCCACTTTTCGATGGCCTTCAGTTCGACGTACTCGCG